AAGGGAATATTTATCTACAAGTTAGCAGAGAAAAAAGAATTGATCAAAAGGATACAAAATGTAGATTAGTTGTGATACAATTATCTTATCTTAAATAAATGACTATAGGAGGTCAATATGAAGATTAAAATAGACTTGTATAATGAAGACGGAACGGTTGTGATAGGACATGCAATTGAGACAGATTGCCAATCACTTATTATTAACGGAGTTCAAGTTCTACAAGATGGAGGAGTTCATGCAGAACTTAGACAATTCCAACAGGAACAACAAGCCGATAATCTTGTTCAAATGTTTTGCCCAGATGCAGATGTGCCAGTAGAATTAAACTAACAAATAACTAAGAGGATAAGGGGAGCGTTTGCTCCCTTTTTTTATGGGTCGGAGTCCCAAAGCGTCAGGAAAGTCGGACGGCAACGGCGATCCAAAAGAGGGGGGGGACACAAAAGTGCAAGGCAAATATATACACACACAAGGTTAGTAACAGACACAAACAAATAACATATTTAACACAAAGCTAGTAATTTTTAGCAAAATTCTGATACAATCGGATTTTAACTAAAGGACTGTACATGGACGAAGATATGATGGGTATGCAGGTTGACCCAGTTATGATGCCTGACCAAATGGGTGGTATGCAACCACAACAAATGATGCAAGGGACTCCAGACCCACAGCAAATGATAGATGCTATACCTCAAGAAATGCAATCAGAAATAGATTCTATATCAGCATCTGACCAAGAAGAGGCTAAACAAGCCCTCACACAAATTATTAAAATTCTACAACAAATGGTATCTCAAGGTGCTGGTGACGAAGAAATAGAAGCTTTCTTACAACAAGTTGGCATTACTATGGAAGAGCTACAACAAGCTAGGGAAATGTTTGGTATCTAATGAATATGCAACAAATGTTAAGTGGATCTGGTAGAACCATGTCTAACGATGATAAAGCAGTGCTAGGAAGAATGGGTGGGCAAATGCAAGAACTTCCCGCTATGCAATCATCAAGAATGCCGCCCAACAACGAACCTAGGATGGAAGATAGATCTCCTAATAACCAAATGTTTTCTATAGAGTCTGCTATTAACAACCTTATGACTGAGTATGACATGGTAGTTCAAAATCAAGATTTTCAAAGAGCACAAATGATTGCTGATCAGATTGACCAGTTACAACAGCAAAAGATTGGTATTCAGTCACAAATGGGAGATCAACAGATGTCTCAAGCTATGATGGGTGAGTCTGGTAGAACCCCATCAAATCAAGACACAGACCAAATATCTAGAATACTAGAATCTATATCTATATAGCCGTCAATGGCTACAAGAAAAGAAATATTATCGGACTTAAGCGGCAAGATAGCTGGCGGTAATATTAGTGAAGCTTACCGTTCTTTTGAAGAACTTCCCGTTGTAGATCAAATAGCTGTAAGTATTGCTCCTGGTGTAGGAGATGTTTTAGCAGCCTATGAAGTAAAAGAGTTTGGCTCTAGGGCTAAAAAAAATGTACAAGACAAAGACTATCTAGGTGCCGCAGGTAATACAGGCCTACAGGTTTTATCTGGTGTTAGCTTAATACCTTTGTTTAGACTTCTTAGAGGCGCAAAGGCTGTTGCAAAAGGTTCAAAAGCAGTAGATGTTCCAACCCCTAAACCCGAGGTTAAGCCCACACCTAAAACAGAACCTTTGCAGTTAGCACCACCTAAAGAAGTAGCAAAGATAGAACTACCCGAAGTACAACCTTTTAATACACAACCTGCAAAAGAATTAGCTTATCAAACTACTCAAGACTATTTACCTTTACAATCTAAAGCTAGAAAGTTTCTTCACGGACATTACAAAAAAATAGATCCTGAAATCAATGAGCTTAGTCCAGAGGATTGGGTTAAAACACTTACCAACCCTAATAACGAAATACCTCTAGGCGAGCTTAGATTGTTAAATGTTTTAGACGAGATGAATGAATTGCATCCTAAGTTTATTAAAGTGCTTGCTGGAGAAAATACTATATCTAAACAAGGGCTTGATAATTATTTATCCAGACAACAAACAGATGCTTTGCAAATTAGGAACGCACCTCCAGGTAAATTGCAAAGTTCCGATACTGAATTTGTTAATAACGATTTAAAAAATACCCAACAACAAAAACTTTATCATGTTCGTGGAGCAGGTGAGCAAAGAACTCAAGGTCTTCATTATAGGAATTTAGAATTTACACCTGAGATAACTGGTAACAATGCTTATGTATTTGATGGTACTGGCATTAATTATCCAATGGAGCGATACACGGCCCGTGCAGGTAATTTATTTAACAAAAATGGTGACGAAGTAAGTGACTATATAAATGATGCTCTTAAAAAACTTGATATTAATGAAACTGATAACTTCTCTAGTATATTTAGAGTTCAATCTGACTTTTTAAATGAAGTATCTAGTGAAGGCAATGGTTTTTTCGATCCTAAAAAAGTGGCTGTACTTACTAAAAAACTACTTAGATACAATAATCTTGTAGATGAAATTAATCCAATTATTGCTAAAAACCCAAATCGTGAAGCAAGCAGAAAACTTATAAACGATGTATTAAAAGATACTTTTGATTCAATAAAAGATGATGGCCCTGTATCATTTAGATTAGATCCAGAAGATATATCAAGAATTACAGGCAAACCTTTTATTGATTCTTTAAATAAAACTCCAGAAGATATTTTTTATATGCGTAATGCTAGTGGCAAACAAAAATACATTGATGTTCCTGGTGATGATTTATCTTTATCTAAAGCATATTTTGAAGATTTAATTACGGGTAGTAGTGCTGAATATGTATTAAAAGATGGTGTAAGAATACTTAAAAGAGCAATAATACCTAAGGCAGATGCAAATATTGGGAATAAATTTAAAATAGATCCTTATTTTGAAAAGACTACTAGTAATGAAATGAAGTTACCTGTGAGAGCTAATGTTTTAGAAGCATATAAGGCAGGTAAAACAGGTATACACATAGGCCCTAGACAAGCGGTTGTGGAAGGGGGTGGAAAAAACATTGTTGAAAAGTACACCAGAGGCGAAAAAGAAATACAAAAAATACTTAATGAGCTTGGTCTAGGCAATAAAAAAGGACTTACTACACGTATTACAGACACAGGCACTGAGTTTGATGGTACTTACCTCAAATTTACTGACGAGCTTAAAAAAGCCATTGAAGAACAAGGTATTAACGCATTTAAAGACGGTGGGCCTGTAGATATTGACAACATGCTATCTAAATTATGAACTTAGCCCATCTATCAGATCAAGAGATAAAAGAAACCTTAGTTCTTAAAGAACGCCTTGAGCTATTAAAAATACAAAAGAGTTGCCAGGATAACTTCTTAGACTATGTTGAGTATATGTGGCCAGAGTTTATTTGTGGCCGTCATCATAAGATATTTGCGCAAAAGCTAGAAGATGTGGCTAATGGCAAGATTAACCGTCTTATTGTTAATATGCCACCGCGTCATACCAAGTCAGAGTTTTGTTCTACTTATTTCCCTGCTTGGATCATGGGTAAGCAGCCAAAACGTAAAATTATGCAGACAACCCATACAGGGGAACTAGCCGTAAGGTTCGGTAGAAAAGTTAGAAACATGATGGATACTGAAGAGTATAAAAGAATTTTTACAGACGTAGAGTTAAAAGCCGACAGTAAATCTGCTGGTCGTTGGGAAACAGATAAAGGTGGCGAATACTTTGCTGCTGGTGTTGGAGGTGCTATCACAGGGCGTGGTGCGGATCTTCTTATTATTGATGACCCACATTCAGAACAAGACGCTCTTAGTCCTAGTGCTTTGGAATCTTGTTGGGAATGGTATACCTCTGGCCCTAGACAGCGTTTACAGCCGGGTGGAGCCATTATTTTGGTTATGACTCGTTGGAGTTCCATAGATCTAACTGCGAAGCTTTTAGACGCACAAAAAGAATCAGCCGCAGATCAGTGGGAAATAGTAGAGTTCCCTGCTATTTTTCCAGAAACAAACAATGCCTTATGGCCTGAGTTCTGGGCTATAGAAGAATTAAATAAAGTAAAAGCGTCTTTGCCTGTACAAAAATGGAATGCTCAGTGGATGCAAACACCAACCTCTGAAGAGGGATCTATTGTTAAACGTGAATGGTGGAATTTATGGGAAGGAGATACCTTGCCACCTGTTAGCTATATCATACAAAGCTACGATACTGCCTTTTCTAAAAAAGAAAACGCTGACTACTCTGCTATATCCACATGGGGCATATTTAAACCCACTCCTGATTCACCCGACTGTATTATGTTGCTTGATGCCCAGAAGGGACGTTGGGACTTTCCTGAACTAAAACGCATAGCTTATAACGAATATAAATACTGGGAACCAGATATGACGCTCATAGAAGCAAAGGCATCTGGAACACCTCTTACTCATGAATTAAGAAGATTAGGAATACCGGTAGTTAACTATTCTCCTACTAGGGGTCACGATAAATCTACAAGAATGCACTCGGTTGCTCCTATCTTTGAATCTGAGTTAGTCTACGCACCACAAAAGAAATTTGCCGAAGAAATGATTGAAGAATGCGCTGCATTCCCTTTTGGCAAAAATGATGATTTATGTGATACCATGACCCAAGCTCTCATGAGATTTAGAGAAGGTGGATTAGTTTCTCTTGACGATGACTATTCCAATGAAGAAAAAGCACCAGTTAGAAGGGTATATTATTAATGGCAATAGAAAAAGATATAAATCCAACAGTTCTTAACGAAGAAAATCAAATTTCCCTTGGTGATGAGGGTATGGAAGTAGCACTTGCTGCTATTGAAGAAGTAGGCATGGATGATTTTGTTATGCAAGAAGATGGTAGTGCAATACAAGAATCTACCATGCAAGATCAGATAGAAACTGGATTTGATGAAAACTTAGCTGAAGCTATGGATGATAGGGATTTAAGTAAGATTTCTAACGAACTTATGGATGGCATTGAGAAAGACAAGTCATCACGTCAAGACTGGGAAAATACATATACAGATGGTTTAAAGTACCTCGGCATGAAGGTTGACGATGAAAGGTCTGAACCTTTTGCAGGAGCGTCAGGTGTTGTTCATCCATTATTAGGTGAAGCTGTCACAACCTTCCAAGCTCAAGCTTACAAAGAATTACTACCCTCTGGTGGGCCCGTTAAGACACAAGTTATTGGTGCCTATGATTCTGCTGTAGAAGAACAAGCACAAAGAGTTAAAGAATTTATGAACTATCAAATAACGCATGTTATGGAAGAGTTTGATGAAGAATTAGATCAGATGTTGTTTTATCTACCACTTGCAGGTTCTGCATTTAAAAAAGTTTATTATGATGAATCAATAGGCAGGGCTGTATCTAAGTTTGTAGCTCCTGAAGATTTAATAGTTCCTTACTACACAACTGATTTAGAATCTTGCCCTAGAATTACAAACGTAATTAAGATGCCAGAGAATGAAGTTAAAAAGTTACAAGCTTTAGGTTTCTATAAGAAAGTTGATGTTGACATGGGCGGTGACAATCAAATTTATTCTGAAGCAACAGAAGAAATAAATAAATTATCAGGCATGGAGCCTTCTTACGATAATGGAGAAATATCATTATTGTATGAAGTGCATTGCAATTTAGAGCTTGATGGTTTTGAAGACATTGGAGACGATGGAGAATCTACTGGTGTAAAGCTACCCTACATAGTAACTCTTGATACAGGGTCTAGTGAGATATTATCTATTCGTAGAAACTTTAAAGAAGAAGATCCTTTAAAAAATAAAATAGAATACTTTGTACACTTTAAATTCCTTCCCGGTTTAGGATTCTATGGGTTTGGTTTGACACACATGATAGGTGGCTTATCTAAGGCTTCTACTTCTATTTTAAGACAGCTTATAGATGCTGGTACTTTAGCTAATTTACCTGCTGGGTTTAAAACTCGTGGTATTAGAATTAGAGACGAAGATACTCCAATACAACCAGGTGAATTTAGAGATGTTGACGCCCCAGGCGGATCATTAAGAGAATCAATACAACCTCTACCCTTTAAAGAGCCAAGCGGAACATTGCTTAATCTACTGGGAATATTAGTAGACGGCGGTAAGAAGTTTGCATCTATTGCTGAAATTAATACAGGACAAGGCAATCCAAATGCACCTGTAGGAACAACTTTAGCTTTACTAGAAAGATCTACAAAGGTTTTGTCTGCAATACATAAAAGATTACATAACTCTCAAAAGAAAGAATTTAGATTATTAGCCAAAGTGTTTAAGGAATACTTGCCTGAAGAATATCCTTACGCTATAGCTGGTGGTGACGCAAAAATAAAATTACAAGATTTTGATGAAAGAGTGGATATAATTCCTATATCTAATCCAGACATATTTAGTCAGTCCCAAAGAATTGCTATGGCTCAAGAGATGATGCAGTTAGTGCAATCAAATCCAGAAGTACATGGCCCTCAAGGAATATACGAATCTTACAAAAGGATGTATGCGGCTATAGGAGTAGACAATATAGATAAAATATTAACACCTCCGCCTTCAACAGAGCCTACTCCTCTTGAAGCAGGTTTTGAAAATAATAAATTGTTATTAGGTCAACAAGCTCAAGCTTTTCCTCAACAGAATCATGATGCTCATATAATAATACACATGGCTATATTGAACACACCTCCAGTGCAAATGAACGCACAGGTTCAAGCATTAATACATTCACATATTATGCAACATTTACAAATGAAGGCTGATGGATTGGCTGAACAACAAATGCCACCAGAAGCTATGCAACAATTCCAGCAGTTGCAACAGCAGTCACAACAAGCGAACCCAGAAGAGGCACAACAGATGGCACAGCAAGCAGGCGATATACTTGCACAGTTCTCTGCTCCTATCATGGCTGAGCTTATTACTGAGTACAGTCAGAAAGTTTCAGATCCTAGTGATGAAGATCCTTTGGTTGCTATTAGAAAACAAGAACTTGCACTTAAAGGACAAGAGTTATCTATGGAGCAACAACAGTTCTTACAAGAAGAAAAACGTAAAGCTTTAGATGCTCAAAGAAGGGTTAATGTAGACAAAGAAAGAATAGGATCTATGGAAGATATTGCAGACTTAAGAGATGAAACTGCAAGAGCAAGACTAGAACAACAGGCACGTTTTAAAATGTTAGAAATGCAAAATCAAAAATAAACCTTGCAAAATTAAAAATCACACAACATAATAAAACACATGTATAAAAGAACAGACATAAGTCAACAAAAAACACCAAAAGTATTAAAAAATAAAAACAGTTATAGTAATAAAGGCAACGCGTCTTTAAAGACTAATGCTGGTACTTTTTCAACAAGCACAACACCTAAACCTGGAATGGGCAAAGGTAAGTGTAGAGGAATGGGCGCTGCCGAATTTGGCGGTAAGTTTTCAGGCATTTATTAATGTCGTCAGTTTGGCTTGCTGAAAAGTTTTTAAAAGAACTTGAAGGCAGAAGAGAAGATACTAAGGATGCTATGTTATCTGGATGTAAAGACTTCTCTCAGTATGAATTTCTGCGTGGGCGTTACAGTTCTCTAGCTGATGCAGAAAATATTTTTAGAGAGCTGCTAGGAAAAATACAACAAGATGACGAAGATTCACATACCTGATCACGTAGCTAAAGCTATAGAATCAGAAAAAAAACCAGAACCCAAACAAGCAACTCCAGTACCAGAGAGTAAAGAAAATGATGTTTATGTCAAAGAATCAGCTCGAGTCTTAGACCCTACATTATTAGATAAAAGTTTTTTAGATCGTATGCCTCAACCAACAGGTTGGAGGATACTAATACTACCTTATAAAGGTAAAGCAGTCACAGAAGGCGGAATCCACCTAGTTCAATCAACCGTAGATAGAGAATCTTTAGCTACAGTTGTTGGGTATGTGGTAAAAATGGGCCCTGATTGCTATGCGGATGCAAACAAGTTTGCTGAACCATGGTGTCAGGAAAAACAATGGGTATTGATAGGTAGATATTCTGGTGCTCGCTTTAAGTTGGGTGATGAATCTGAATGCAGGATCATTAACGATGACGAAGTGATAGCTACTATAATGGATCCTGACGATATTCTTGCAGTATAAGGAGCAAAAAATGGCAGAAGAAAACGCAAAATTAGTAGAAGAAATAGAAGAAGGTCAGATTGTTGAAATTGATCCGATTGAGGATGACACACCTAAAACACAAATTCCTATGGAATCTGTTGATGAGGTAGCTGAAGAACAAATAGAAAATGTTTCTGATACACCAGAAGAAAAACAAGAAGAAGAGTTAGAAGATTATTCTAAAAGCGTACAAAAAAGAATAAACAATTTAACTAGAAAGCTAAGAGAAGCAGAGAGAGGTCAAGAATCTGCATTCGAGTATGCACAGAAGACTTCTTTTGAGAATCAACATCTTAAACAAAAAAGCTCAAACTTAGATAGATCTTATTTAATGGAAGCAGAGAACAGGCTTAAGTCTCAAAAACAACAAGCTATGTCTGCATTAAAGTCAGCACACGAAGTGCAGGACTACGATAAGGTTGCTAAAGCTCAAGACGTTTTATCAAAGATAGCTGTAGAAGAGAACAAAGTTTCTACATCAAAGATGGCTATACAAAGACAAGTTCAAGAACAACCGATACAACCTCAACCTGCGCAACAACAATATTCGCAACAACTTCCACAATATCAAGCTCCACCAACGCTAGACGCTAAACAAGAAAAGTGGGTAGATGAAAATGGTTGGTTTGGAGATGATCAGATTATGACACTTGCAGCTTTTGCAATAGATCAAAATTTAATTGCAGAAGGATTTAGTCCACAGACTGATCAATACTATAGTGAAGTTGATAAAAGACTAAGAAAAGAATTTCCGCAAAAGTTTGACGAGCCTTCCAATCAAGTGAAGCCTCAACAAAAGGTGGCTTCAGCAGGCAGGATGGCTGGTAATACTAGCTCAAAAAGACAAGTTAAGTTGTCGCCAGCAGAAGTGCAAATGGCAAAAAGATTAAACGTACCCTTAACAGAGTACGCAAAATATGTTAAAAGGTAATAGTTATGACAGAAAATGACAATAAAGATTTAAACAGAGCCTCGCGCTCTGCCGACACTCGAGCTAAAAAAGAAGCTCGCAAACCATGGAGCCCGCCATCAACGTTGGACGCTCCTCCTGCACCTGAAGGTTATACTTACAGGTGGATCAGAGCCGAAACTTTAGGCGTTGAAGATCATAAAAATTTAACTGCAAGATTGAGCGAAGGTTTTAACCTAGTTCGAGCTGAAGAGTTAGATGATTCTCAACAAGATCGATACGATACCCTAAAGCAAGGAAGACACACAGGAGTAGTTGCACGTGGTGGTTTGCTATTGGCCAAGATTCCAAATGAAACTCGTGAAGAGAGGAACTCCTACTATAATTCACGTGCCAAGACACAGCAAGACGCTGTGGATAACGATATGATGAAGGAATCAGACCCAAGTTCTCCGATGTTAAATCCTCAGAGATCAAGCAAAGTAACTTTTGGTGGTGGTCAGCGAAGTTGATCATCAATACTTAATAGAATTATAAATTATAAGGTGACTTATTATGGCTAACAAAGATGCCCCATTTGGAGCAAGACTTGTAGGTAAATTAGGTTCTGGCGTTGCCAACGGTGGTACAACAGAATATAAGATAGCTACAGGAGCTTCGGGGAATATTTTTTCAGGCGATTTAGTAAAAATGCTTAATACTGGTACGATTTTAGTATCAGCAGCTGGTGATGAATCAGTAGGTGTTTTTAGAGGGTGTCAGTTTACTAATAGCAGCGGTGACGTTGTTTTTAGTTCTCACTTCCCTGGCGGAACTGTATCGACTGATATCGTGGCTTTTGTACAAGACGACCCTGATGCTGTATTCGAGATTCAGAGTGCTGGTTCTCCAGCTCAAACTGATGTCGGTTTGAATGCAGATATAGCTTATACGGCTGGATCTACCAAAACTGGTATGTCTGCTGTAGAACTATCTGGGACAACTGCTGCAACGACTGCAACATTTAGGATTATGGGATTCTCCTCTGATCCGGACAACACAACAACAGGCTCAGCTAATGTAAACGTTATTGTTAAATTTAACGAACATTTCTATGTCGACCCAACGGGAGTATAAGTAATGGCTATTAATAGAGCGCAATTAGCGAAAGAATTAGAGCCGGGTTTAAACGCCTTGTTTGGTATGGAATATAATAGATACGAAGCCCAGCATACAGAGATTTATGAAAGTGAATCATCTGATAGAGCATTTGAAGAAGAAACCCTGATAGTAGGGTTTGGTAATGCAGAAGTAAAATCCGAAGGTAGCGGTGTCAGATTTGATACAGCTAACGAAGGTTATACATCTCGTTATACCCACGAAACAGTGGCTTTAGCATTTGCACTAACAGAAGAAGCAGTTGAAGATAATCTGTACGACAGGCTTGGTGCTAGATACACTAAAGCACTAGCAAGATCTATGGCTAATACTAAGCAAATCAAAGCTGCATCTGTATTGAACAACGCGTTCTCTACAACTGGCGGTGATGGTAAAGTGCTTATAGCTACAGATCATCCACTAGGCGGCGGCGGATCATTAGCAAACAGAGCTACTACTATGGCGGATCTTAATGAAACTTCACTTGAAGATGCATTAATTAATATCTCTACATTTACGGATGATAAAGGTCTTAATATTGCTCTAAAAGGTATGAAGCTAATTATTCCACCACAATTAGTATTTGTTGCTGACAGATTGTTACAAACTCCTGGAAGAGTTGGTACGTCTGACAACGACTTAAATGCTATTAGGAATACTGGTATGCTACCTGATGGTTATGTTGTAAACAATTATCTAACAGATACAGATGCTTTCTTCTTGAAAACAGACTGTCCTGATGGATTCAAGTATTTTGAAAGATCACCAATGACAACTTCATTGGAAGGTGATTTCGATACTGGCAACATGAGATACAAAGCTAGAGAACGTTACAGCTTTGGATATTCTAACTTCAGAGCCGTTTACGGTTCTCAAGGAGCTTAAGGGAACGATATTGTAGAGTTTTTAACTCAATTACAATTCTTAAAGGGGAGCTTCGGCTCCCCTTTTTTTGTTGCTTTACATTAAATCTAAGAGTAAACTTTAATAACTAGGAATATATTAACTTGTTCTATCGACTGACCTAGCAGACAAGCCAAGACAATAGAACTTATTTCCGGGAGGAAATTATGGCAAATTCAACATTCAGTGGGCCGGTTAGGTCTGAAGGTGGTTTTCAACACTTAGCTACAAATGCAACTACAGGTAATCAATTAACTAATAAAGTAAATATTGAAACCAATGGGCAGCTTGTTATTGCTGGTACTAACGGCAACAACGTAAACAGAAGTGCAACCACTCCTGACAGATATTACTTAAACGAGTATTACGAAACATTACCAAAACTGCAAGGTTTTTTAACTGGAGCTGAAACAAAAGATTTTGGTTCTATTGGAGACGGCAATGAGTTAATTGAAGATGTACCAGTATTAGGAGCCGCTTTAGGTGACTTTGCTATGGCTTCTTTAAGCGTAGACACAGTAGACCTTACTCTTACAGCTACAGTAACAGCAGCAAATGTTGTAACAGTATCTTTAGGTAACTTTACTGGTGGTGCAATTGATTTAGCTTCAGCGACTTTAACAGTAAGGACAATACCTAAACTACAAAGTTTTGGAAGCATTGCTAATCCAAATTTTGAAGTCCTAGGAACTAACATGACTTCTGCTTTGGTTACTAGAAATGCAACAGCAGGTGGGTTTATTATGACAACGGCTGGTGCAGATCAAGACCAATCAATTCTTGCTCCTAACTTAGCGAATCCTGTAGCTTGGTCAGATACTCTTTGGGGTACTGAAAACCAAACAGAATGGGAATGTTCTATTAATCCTAACGCTATTGATAACCAAAAGTTTTGGGCAGGTCTTAAATTAACTAATGACCAATTAATAGCAACTGACGCAGATCAAGCGTATTTTAAATTCCAGACTGATGCGACTAACTCAGAAGCATTTACTGATTTTACTTTATTGCATTTTGTTCATTCAGTTGGTGGAACTGATTTTATTTCTGCACTACCTATAACGGTAGCTGCTAATACTATCTACCATCTTAAAATTGTCATAGACAGTGACAGAAAAGCAACAATCTTTGTTGATGGCACACAGTACGACATTACTACTACATCTGGTTCAACAGGTGGAACAGCAGTATCTGCTGTAGCCGAAGGTGCAGCAGCAGTTTTATCTGGTGCTTTAACTGATAATGTAGATCTTATACCTTACATTGGTATAGAAGCTGGTGCAGCAGCAGCCGAAGCAATTGATGTGCATTGGCAAGCTATTAACAGAACTATATTTGAATAAGGAGTAACTTATGGCAAGTAGACTAACAGGCTCAGATGTCACAGCAGTTTTTATAACTGCTGATGCTCAAGCTTTAGATGCTGATGGAATATCAGCAGCAGCCTCCGTAGGAAATAACGCAGCACTTACTATAGGTGGTGCGTTGGCTGACGGCGGTTCTGTTACCAATGTTGGCGGAAGGATTGTTACAATCCTTTCTGCTGGCGATGATTCTGGTATCTCATTTACTGTTGTTGGAACAGACGTTAGTGGTGATGCACTGACAGAATCCATAACAGGTGCTAATGCTGGTACAGCAACTGGATCTTCATATTTCAGAACCATAACTTCGATAACAGCAGTAGGTGATCCCGCAGGAAATGTTTCTGCTGGTATTAATACAGCAGTTGCCGATGTTATTTTTGCTGGCAGGTCAAGACTGCAAGGAATTAATGTTGTTTGTTCTGGTACTGCTGGCAATTTAGATTTTTTAAACACTTCTACTTCAGGTAGCAGTTTGTTTAAATTAGGATGTGTGGCTTCTGCTACTGTAACTAGGGACATTACTATTCCTGATAATGGATTGTTGTTTACAGACGGAATATTTATTAATTACACCACAGCAACCTTTACATCTTTGACTGCATTTCATGCTTAAAAATGGCAGAGTGGCAAGGCAAAACAGTAACCCTTAACACACCTAGAGCCATTCCAGAAGGGAATGGCGGGTATGGTAAAAAACGTAAAGAAGTTTACGTTAAA